TGTAGGGAACCCTGTTGAATAACCAAGCATTCCTGGGTTTGCTTTACGAAGCTCATAAGCATGTTTTGCTAAAGCGGCTGCTTTAGTAATATCAATAAAGTTAGTGTGAGATAGACCCTCTTGCTCAACCTTTAGCGCAGCAGAACTAAGTAGGTTAAGGGCTTTATCATGGTCTTTATCCTTCTCAACGGCAGTTATGGCTGCGTCAAGGGTGTGTATAACAATTGCTTTACGGCGCTCATCTACAATTTTGTCTAATAAATAATCAATGCTGTCATCAACAGGGACTAACTTATAGTTAGGAAAGTTCTTATCTATAATCTCATTGATAGCTTCAGAGCTTGGAGTCTCTGCATAGTTAGCGTAATGCTTCTGTAAGAAGTTAAATACGCGCTTATCCTCAACATCATGAAACCATGACTCAGAGACACCGTTCTCAAGAAGATAATTTATGCTACGGTCTTGAATAGCTTTGCTAAGTAATCTAGCCTCATTGTTCATAGTTCGTTAAACCCCAATCCCCATTTTCCATATCGTAACAGCCTAGAGTCAATATCAACAACACCAACTACCTCAGGCCTATACGGAAGTTCTTGTACAAGTTTTCCAGCTGAACCGTATGCAGTGCAATATCTAAACGGATTAGTACCCATCTCATCAAGGTTAAGCATAATTTCTGAAAGCTCTTCCTGGTCATAATCAAATGAACCAAGTTCAAGAGTAACACCACGGTTAGTAGTAACTAAATACAGAAAGCTTAATAAGTCCCTTCTGTAATTTGTAGTTTTTTCAACTACCGGTAAAAACTTATATTTCTTTTTAATAGAAACTTCTGTTTGAATAACTACGTCAGTTGTAACAATAATTCTTTTTGGCATGTCATTACTTATATCCCCATTTTTCATAATTAAAAAACCTCTATTTTCCCGTACTTAATAATAAAACTTCTATAAGCATCATCAGATACCCTAGCTAAATCAGCTTCTTTTTCTGTGGCTTTACTAAGAATTTCTAAGGGGTAGTGCCCATTGTTAGTTTTAATGCGTGAAGATACAAACTTAGTATGTTTACAGGTATTAGCATCGTTAAACCTGGAACATGTGCAATACAAATCTCCATCATCATCTGTAGAAACTTCGTATATAGAAGGACCAGGGACTTGAGTCTTGCTTAGAAATACTTGAAGTAATCTAACTCTGCTACTCATTTCGCTCCTCATTTGCGAAGATCCCCTGAAGACGAGGCAATTGGAATATATACAAAAGCTTCATTGGCAAAGCTTTCAGTCGCGTCCCCATACAGCGCAGCCCAATCTTCTAGTTTAATATTAGTAGTAACAATAGTAGGCAACCCTTTATTAAATCGTGTGCGCAACACCTCGTGAAGTAAGTTACGTTGCCACCCACTAAGGCTGGCGTGCTCTTTGCCAATGTCATCAATAATCAGTACACGAATATTAAATGAATCCTGCTCACATAGACCGAGCATACCGTTATAAATAACATCTTGGTCGTCTGTGGCTGAGCCATTAATTATGGCGCCTTTGATGTTTAATATTTCATTATAGGTGGTAAAGAAACAAGGACGCACAAGGGAGTTGTTCTCTTTGACGTCTAACTCATCCAAAGAAAACGTACGAACAATTTCTTGAATAACTGCCAATGCCAAAGTAGTCTTTCCTTGCCCGGGTGTCCCGTAGAACATCAAGCCTTGACCGCATAAGCGACCACCTTGTACGCGGATAATCTCTTTATCCTTAAGAGATTTAATCCAAAGTTTTACATCTTCCATATCTTCGGGCGTAATAGCTTTGCAATCAGAAAGTTCCCAACCAACAAGATGTGGCGGTATGTGAGCTAACTTCAACCATGACTGTCGTCTTGTTTTAATATCGCTACTCTTGAACACGTAGTTTACTCCTTGACTTCTGTGAACGAGCTACCTCAGCCTCAAACTGCTCAGGGGTGACGCTATCACGGTTTACTTGAGTCAGTAGGTCACCAAATTCAATAATAAACTTTTTCCATATTAGCTCTGGGTTGTTTATACGGGTGTCATGCTTTAGCTTGCTAAAGAACTTCTCCATCATTAGGCGTTCGGCAGAACCGTCTGTTCCGTACTCATTTCGTTTATCGTTAAGAGCAAAACGGAACCGAGAGCGGGTAACCTTCCAAGGCTCTACGTGCCACAAGTTATGCATGCGCTCAGCAAACTCAAAGGTTGAATCTGTAACAGACCAGTTCTCTGGGTGCGCGTGGTCGCGCTGCTTCATATTGTTAGCTGCTCGTGAGGCGTGCTTATCAAGCTTTTCCTGATGCTTCCTAGCGCGATCTTTTTCGCGGTAAGCGTCTCTGTCCTCAGGGTCAATGTACATGGGCGTATCTTCATACTCCATTTTTTCCTCCGCTTTGCTATTCGGTTTATGATTTAGTAACTGTGTATTAGTATCTAGTACTAGATTGCTATTAACAGTTAGCTGTATCTGCAGTATAGATGTACGGCTTTTCAGGAACTGATAACCCGCATCCGTTACTTTGATAGAACGGGCAAATCCTAACCGCCCAGTCTTGACTGTGGTGGTCTCAATTAGACCCAGATTACGTAAGTCCGAGATGGTGCTTTGAATTGCGTCTCGTCCCTCTCCCAAAAGCTCTGAGAGGCCTCTAGCGCCTCCGTGGTTGGGGTTTATAAGTATTTCCTCTAATACGCCTATGGCGCGGGCTGTAATGACCACCCTATGCCTTTTTAAGGGCATCTCGGACGGCTTCTCCAAACGCCTCCGTCAGAAGTTTAGTGAGTTCGGCCTTCTGCGCCTCTGTGAGGGCTTCTCCCCTAATTTGTGTAGGGATAGGCTGTTCCTCAATATCGGCCTTTACAACAGGTTCAGGCTTTACCGCGTCCTTAGATGACAACGAAACCAGTCCCGTGGTCAGGTCATGGGCAGAAATACCCATAGCGTTGCACTGCTCAAGTGTCTGAATGCAATCGCTATCTGACGGGTTCCATAAAATGAAAGCTTTACCCGAGCCTTTGATAAATACGGTTGCTTCATTAATAGGGTGTGAGCTGACTGTAAAGCTAGACCCAGGTATATCTTTTAATGATGAATCATTTGGCGCAAATACCAAAATATCTTTGCTCTTGTCCTTAGCAAACTGCGCAGCAAAGATTTGGCCTTGGCTAGGAAGCGCACTGTAAGAAAGTACTAGTACGACTTCGGTGTTCTTTTTAAAGAAATAATCTTCTAATAGTGCTTCTAGGTTAGCTCGGCTGGTAGTTCCATTACCTGTAACCAATACATATAGTTTGTCCATAGGACCTCCTTGTTAGGGGAGGCACACAATATCACAGGTTTTTAAGTTTTTGGTTGAGAGTATTTAATGGCAATACTTGTGCCTAAAAGAAGCTGGTCTGTAAGGTTTCCGTTAAGAAGGCGCACGCTTACATTATAAAAATTCTTGTAATAGTGGCTTCGGCTTGCATTAGCAGAGCCTTCCCAGGCAAAATCGGTAGAGGGCCCAAGGCCGCCGTCTCCGCTAAAAAACGGTAGAACAAATGATGTTCTTTCAAATAGACTTGAATCAAAAAGTATAATATTTCCGTTTGTAGTGGTAGTTGTAATTCTAACTGTGGCATATGCCGCCGTAGCTGGGGCTATGGATGTAGCAGATAATCTAGTCCACCCCGTAGCTGATGCTGTAAGGGGTGTGCTTGTCCCAGTTTCTGTAGAAATAACAGAGTTGCTTGAGTTATACCAAATAATACTTGCGGTAGACGAATTACCTGAGGCTGTTCCTTTTGCATAGACGCTAAAGGTGTATCTAATGTTTGGATAATAAATACCCATTTGTTGAGATGTAGTTGTTCCGTCCCACGAATTTAAAGTTACTGTACTTGATGAGGCTGTTACTTTTAAAGCGTTTCCTGATTTATAAAATGACCCAGTCACAGCTGTTCTGACAGCCGTAGTAGACCCACCTGAGTTAAATGTTATAGACGCAAATGTAGAACCAGTAGCAGCAGTCCAACCTGTAACAGTATAAACACCATTAGTTATTCCAGTAACGCCGCTTACATAAATAGATTGACCAGTTTTTAAATCGTTTGTAACTGGTGATTCTAAAGTAGCCACCCCCGCAGCAAGCGTTAAATAGTTTGCTGTATATACAGTAGCTTCAGGTTCTATGTAGTTACTAACAATAGAACTAGTTCCACCTGTAGCCACCCATGGGGCGGCCGAGCCGCTTCCAACAAAGTGTGGGTTAATTAATTCGTTTACCCTTGTAGCGGTAAATATTACATTTATGCAACGAGCGTCATTAAAAGTGCTTGCTGATGCAGCAGCTTCAAATTGAGCGCAATCAAAATACTGCCACTCGTTAGATGCGGACGCTGCTGCGTTAGCGATAGAAAGAGTAGGGATAGCATAATAAGCGCCAGTAGGTGCTGTTTTATTTTCAGCTTTTATTCGTACAGCAAATTCTCCAGTAGCATTGTTAGTTCCCGTGCCTGCGCTAGATGAAATATATACACCAAAACGGTCATACCAATCAATACCAGCAGTTATAGACCTAAGGGTTGTTCCCGCAGCCGAATAAACGCTAAAGCTATACGCAGTTGCCGCAGTTACAGGTATTCCAACTTTAATTGGGGAACTAGTGGTGCTTGACACCCCGCAAGATACTTTTATTGTTCCAGATGTACCATTTGCATTTTTTACCGCCATTACGCCTTTTTGTCGGTTCGGGTATAAAGATGATGCGGTAGTAGGTTCTGAATACGCATATGGTTCAGGGGTTATAGACGGATATACGTTTAACGTGTTGTTATAGGCATTAGACGTAACAATATTTGTACCGGTTAGCGCATATGAAATAGTTGTAGAGGTTATTGCTGTAATAGTAACTGCAGAAACTCCTGAATTAAACAAACCTAAGGAAAAGTTTTTAGTAAATACTTTGTTTCCAACTTGATAACTGTGAGCTCCAATAGTTAAAGTAGCTACGTTAGTCGTAAGGCTTAGCTTAGTTACTTTTTTCTCTTTAAGACAATACAGCACAGCAGTGCTATTAGGGGACGCCCAGCGGCCAATAGATTCTTCAAAAGAAGAGTCATTGTAGTCAAGCATTTTGTTAGAACTTATAGTAAATCCTTTTGCTCCCGGATTAGGGGATGCTGATGCGTCATTTATACCGTATCCCGTGTAAGACTTAAGATATTCTTTTAATCCAGCACTAGCTCCTTTTTCTTTTAATATCTCAGATAAGTTTTTAAGAAGAATACGTGATTGTTGCAGCCCTATTTCAGGCTCATAAGACAATCCAAATTGTTGCATGAAGGTTGGAAGTAGCATTCCCCCAATTGTTTCTACATTATATCTATTTGTAAGTAAATTAGTATTAGTGTGGTCATAACTAAGTTGAAAACCAAATAAAGATAAAAAGTTATAAAGGTCTTCGTTATCAAGATTAGAAAAAGGGTCATTTAAAGAGTTTATTTTATATACATCTGGCAAAGAGTCATACATTAAATCCGTATAACCGTAGTCTTTTGGGGAAAGAGCAATTGCGTTTCCTACCCGTACCCAAGTATAAGTTACCGTTTCAAAGATAAATAAAGAATAGTAGTAGAACATATTAGTTCCAAGACCAACTTTGTCATCATACATAGTTGGGTCTGTTTCTTTAAAAGCTACATAGCTATTATCATTTTTAATATCTAGTACGTCTCCATCCCATGCATTCACAGGGAACCCATATGTGTTTCTTACTAATTTTATTTTAGACCATTGTCCGTATGGACTGTTCCAAGATAGGCTTATGTAACCATACTTTTCAGGAAGAGCTCTAAACGATGTAGAGACATAAGGAACCGCGTCAGAGTTTCCGTAGTATCCTAAAGCGTATTGATTTAAACCATAACGACCCATTACAGCCCTCCAGTATATGTAAGGGTTAAGTTAGTACCGTCTAATTGTGGGATTTCGTTAGCATCGCATTTAATATCTTTGACCGCTAGTACGGTTACTTTTCCTACAGGGCTTACTGCAGCACTAGCAACGTTTGTATAAACGTTAACGTAGCTAATTGTTGTTGCACCTACCGAGGTAACTGTATAGGTCCCGTCAAAGTCCCCATTGCCTGTGCCTACACCAGAAATATATATAGTTTGACCTACAGTGATGTTGTGAGTAGCGCTGGTTGTGACTGTAGCAATGTTGCTTGTAAGAGCTTTGTTATTTATATTAAATGACTGGTCTTGGTCCCCGCGAAGTAGTTTAACAATTTGCACAGATCCAACACCAGGTATAGAGGTTATTGCGCCAAATACGTCAGATAAGTAGATAGTATCTTGAAATGCAACGTTATCTAATGCAAATAGGTTTGCTACAGCTAACCCTACATTTAATTTAGTTAATGTTTGATTGTATTTAGGTTGAACAGTGACGTTTGCAAATAGTTGAACTTTTGCATAACTAGCTGGCTGATATGTAATTGTTGTATTAGCTGGTACCTTATCTGTTAAATAAGCATTAAGAGTTGGTATAGTGTTAGTAAACACTGTAGAAGCGGTAACCCCGTCAGTTAGTACTCCAGAATCTCCGTAAGGAACAAAGAATATGGTTACGCTGCTATATACCTCAGCTACAGCAGAAGCTTTTGCTGCTCCACCAGCTACAGCGAGTGCTGCATAATCTGAAAGAGATACGGCGCGATTTAACGCTCTAAAGCTTAGAGGCGCATTCAGTCTAATTGAGTCAGTAGACTCAACATCAGTGCCACCTGTAGCAGAGCCATCGTCTGTAGGGCTTCCATAAGCTGTGTTTAAAACTGTTAGCCCAGTTTGAGCGTTTGTTAAAATTGTTTTAATTGTATTGGCTGACACATTGCCAACTACTCCCCCACCAACACGATATGTTGCTGTTATAACTGCAGTGTTAGCTGGGATGCTTCCGCTAATTCCGTCACCAAAAATAGCATATGTAATTCCAGCAGCATTTGTATAAGTAGAGAACACTGCGTCATACCCAGAGTAGTCAATTAAATACGGTACTTGAGTATACGCTGTAGCACCCACAGTAATTGAAGCACTGTTATTTACAACAGGTGTTTTAGAAAGTTTGAAAACTTGATTAGATAAGCCTGTACTAGTTCCAATAATTTCTGTAAAAGTTACCCCGTGGGTAGCTTTAACTTGAACGCTGCCATTAATTGCACCAGATTTGGCTGGAACTGTTGCAACAGCATTTGTTTCAAAAATGATTTGAGTTGTAACATTATTAGAGATTACGGTTGTAGCTACCTGTGTTTTTGCTGGAACAGTTATAGCACTAGCAGTCGAGTTATAAAAAGTAAGTGTGACAGTTGCGGATACATTTTCCTTAGGGCTATATCCCAATAGACGAGCAAGTTGAAGTACGCTGTCTCTTTGGCTTGCAGTGCTTATAAATGCTTCATTTGCTGAACGGTCAATGTAATGGTTGAGCAGGTCTCCCATATAAGAGAACAGCTCAAGTAGGGTCATTCCTATATCCGCAGGGTCGCGAGTGGTCCAAGTAGGGGAATAGTCAGATATAAGAGAGGTCATATCGTCTCGAATACTTGAGTAGTCGCGTGACGTGTAGTCTACTTGCGGTACATATTTATCGGCCATTTTGTGTTACCTCCTGGAGTACGTCACCGCTTCGGCTAAGGATAGCAGTTTTGATATTAACAGTCTGATTAATGCTTTGAGCTCTATATTTATATTTAATTTGTATAACTAAATATCCATCTACAGAGTCAGTAAACCCCGTAACTTCTAATAAGTCTAAGTCAGTAAGCCAACGGCTAAATGCAACAGTAACGCTTTGACTAATGATTGATACCGCGTCGCTTAGGTTGTGGCCTACAGTTTTAGGGGCATCGCTACCAAAGGTAGGTCTCATTACGCGCTCGCCCAAGTTTGTCATAACAGCCACGATAACTCGATCCTGCCAGAGTTTGGCTGGGTCTGTAGTAGTCGCTAATCCACCTGAAGCTGAATCGAAGTGAAACGGTAGTGATAGGGCTTTACTCATTTAAGGACTCCCATCCATACTGGAAAGTTAGGGTCTCCAGCAATATACATAACCCAAACAGCATCCCCAGGGTTTGGGGATATGTTTCCTACAGGTGTTGCGGTTACAATCATCGAAGCAATTGCAGGTGCTGCAGGTGATGTTGTTGCTGCCGTTGCTTCTAAAGTATTGGCGGCATCATTACTCATCCAAACAAATTCAAGATAATCATTAGCAGCTAAAGTCAATACATAATTCCAAGCAGGAAGAACGTGATGGTTTTGATTTGATGTTGTTATTAAACCATTTGTCCAAGTTAAATTTGTGCCATTTTTGCGCAACCAAACGTTTGCAGTAGCTGTCCCATTGTTTGCAACTTGTGCTGAAAATTGCACATTGTAGGTTCCAGCATAATTAAAGACGATACGAGAGGTTGGGCTTCCAATGGTTACACCGTTAGATTCAGCCGTTGTATTAATAGTAATTGTTTTAGGTGTATTGGCTGCACTTAATGTTTGTGTTG